CGGCAGCGCGGCGCCCGCCGCAGCGATCCCGCCGATGCTCTTCCCGACGTTCGCGAGCGGGCCCGAGAGGCTGGAGAACAGGGACCCCAGGCGCGCGAGCGCGCGGCCGCCGGAGCCGTCCCGGTCGACGTCCACCTCGATGTCCACCTCGGGCGCCGAGGCTTCCAGCTCCGCCACCAGCCCGGCAATCTCGGCGTCCAAGGCGGCCACGTCCGGGTCCAGCGCCACGTCCACCTCGACGTCATCGGCGAGCTGAGAGGCCTCCCGGATGATGTCGTCCAGGTCTTCCTGGAGATTGAGCAGGGACTCCAGCTCGTCGAGCCGGGCTTCCAGCTGGATGGGGTCGGCGGCCAGCTCGGCGTCAGCGATGACCGCGTCCAGGCCGTTGATCAGGTCGGCCAGTGTGTCGTCAGCGTCGAGCAGCGCCTGGAGTTCGATCGCATCGGCGTCCGCCTCGGCCGCGCGCACGATCTCGGACAGCTCTCGTTCCAGCTGAGGGAGGGTTTCGGCAGTCGAGATGATCAGATCGACCTCGGCCTCAGATGCCACGGTCCCTCCCTCTCACGTCACCATGCGGCCATGGCGTTCATGGTCGCTTCCGGATCACTGCCCTCATCATCCCACTCATCCTCGGCGCCGCGTGGGGGCAGGGCCAGGGAGAAATCGAGCTTGGCACGCTCCTTCTGGTCCAGGCCCTTTACGTGGAGCGCGTAGGTGGCGGCGCACCACTCGCCGATGGAGCGCTGCCAGGGGTCCAGGCCGGCGAGGAGAAGGCGGCCGAGGACCTCGGTACCGGCCGAGGCACTGATCAGCTTCTGTGCCTGGTACCACTTCCGGCCCACCACCTGACCCAGGATGCGGCGCCCCTCCTGCTCCATGTCGCGCACCGCCTGATAGCCCTCGGCCACCCCGTCCCGGATGGCGTCCTGCCCGGCCGGGTCGGCGAGGTGGAAGACGATCAAGCTGAGCGGGTTGTGGTGCTGGATCCAGACGGCGGCCGGGGCGTAGGGGAGGTGGACTCTCCGCCCGGCCACCTCGGCTTCCAGTGCCGAGCGGGAGAGGAGATCACTCCCCATCGGCGGAGGGCAGCTGACCGGCAACGTCCAGACCGTCGGTCGACCGCTTCTCCTCGTCGGCGTTCTGCCGCTTGATCAGGCGCCCGAAGACGGCCGAGGTGATCTCCGCCTCGGTGACCTCCCGGGCCACGTAGCGATCCAGGATGGCGCCCCACTGCTCGGGGCCCGCCGAGGCGGCCAGGGCCTGCGCCAGGACCTTGAACGAGCGCAGGCCCGTCGGGTCCAGCTGCGACATGACCATGATCCGCTTGATGTCATCGGTCGGGAGTGGGGCGAAGCGGTACGCCGTGCCCTTGATCTGGATGGTGTAGTGCGTGACGTCGTCCATGGTCACGAGTCTACGACCGGGTCCGGAAGCTGTAACCCCGCTGCGCCGCCACCTCCCGGAGGGCCTGATCCAGGAACGGCCGCGCGCGCGTACCCGGGTGGTTGACCACGCGCGCGTACACGACGCGCCCGCCCACGGTGAAGCGGAGCACCCCGCCCGTACGCCTTGGGACGATCCGATGCGGCCGGGTGCCGTCGTTCACGAACCCGGCGTACTCCAGGTCGGAGCCCACGGTCAGCGAGCCCCGCAGGGAGAAGATCCGGGGCGGCTCCGCCCGGATGGAGCTACGCAGGCGACCCGTACGAACCGGTGCCAAAACCTTGGCCCGATTCACGACCTGACGCCCCGCCTCCGTCAGTTCGCGCCGTGTCGCGTTCGTGATCGTCCTGCTCAGCGCTGCCCGGTCCAGCCTGACCCGTGCCATCACCTACCTCCTCGGCGAGTCCGGCGTTGAGCCAGCCCTGCACCCGGGGCGTGAGCTCGACCGTGGCTTCATCCCCGACGTACATCCCATTGAACGCCGTACGGATCCGGATCCGTACGCTCTTGATCTTCGCTCGTGCCATGGTCAGCCTCCTGGGCAGCAGTTCTGCATGCGGATCGTCACGGTCATGGTGCCACCGATGCAGTTCCCGTCCACCCCGAGCGGCCGGTACTCCCCGACCGCCACCTCTTCGGCCACGGTGCCCTCGGTCGCGCCGAACGCACAGCAGACGGCCGCCTCCATGGAGCCCATGTCGGCGTCCAGCCGGAGGGCGGCTGCCGTCCACTGGTCCTCGGACGGGACGCCCGTGGTGGGCGCCGAGGGGGCGCAACGGACGACGCCCATCTCCAGGGTCAGGGTGCGCTCCGCTTCGAAGCAGGAGACGTTGAAGCGGTCGCCAAGCTGGCGGACGCCGGAGACCCCCTGGATGCGGACCCAGGCCAGGCCTTCGCAGCACTCGTCACGGCTGGTGCCCAGGAGCGGGGTTACCTCGGCCCCGGCGCGCAGCATGACGTGCTCCGGGGCGATCGGGGCGGGGCCGGCCGCCAGCGAGGCTTCCAGGCAGGCCAGGAGGTCCTGGGCGAGGATGATGGCGTTGGTCATGAGACGTTGTACCTCGGTCCGACCAGGTCTGACGAGTAGACGCGCGAGCGCTGCGCCTTGGCCTGCGGGTTGACCGAGCGCAGCCACAGATCCGCCTGCGCCACGCCGGTCAACCCGTTCTCCAGCAGCTGCGCCGGGTCCACCACCTCGACCTGCACCCCGTTGCGCGTCAGGGACTGAAGCTGAGCAGGCAGCGCGCACTCGGCCCCGGCGCAGGCCTTCGCGAATTCGGCCGCCAGGAACCCGGCGGCGATCTGCCCGGCCCGGGGAACGGCGATGCCCTTGCGGTACGTGATCGAGAACGTGCCGGCCTCGGTGTCGGGCAGCTCCATGTCCTGGCACTTCGGCCAGCACCCGCCATCGGTGCGGACCAGCACCGGAATGCCCTTCCAGGAGTCCAGGCGGTACGCCGTGGAGGACAGCTCGACTCCGTCCACCATCACCTGGTCCACCGTGGCCACGGGGCCTTCGAGCGGGACCTCGCAGCGGGCCCGGCAGGAGCATGAGCCCATGCAGCCGCAGTTGCGCCACGTCCCACCGTCGATCCACGGCACCATCCACGGGCCCAGCGCGCCCGTCTGGCCCTGCGAGGTGACCGGGAAGGTCATGTAGCCGCCGACGTTGCCACACTGCGGCGCGCAGGGGCGCAGACGGATGGAGCAGGGGCCGTACTGCCGGCCCGACAACGCCCAGAGGGTGTACGCGGCCCACGTCGTGGCGGCGGCGCGCACCTCGGCGCTGTAGTCGGCCCACCCCGGCGCGCAGGTGACTTCGACGGGCCACTCGCACGGGCCCTGCTCCGGGCTGGAGACCGGGCCCGGGATGGCGGCGTTGATGGCGGGCATCGGTCCTCCTAGGTGAGCTGGACGGTCAGGGCTACACCCTGGTCGGTCCCGTCCGGCGTGCCGAAGCTGGCGGGCAGCGCACCGCCGATGCCGTCACGGTAGTACGCGTTGCGGTTGGCGGCGATCGTCGGGGAGGACGGGGCGATCATCGGGTCCCAGGTCGAGCGAGTGGTGACGCCGAGGTTGAGCAGCCCGCCCTGCCGCCCGCAGACCAGGTAGTGCAGGACCGGCCGCACGGCGACCGGCGTGGGTGTGATCTGTCGGGTGCCGAGGATGCCGGAGTCGATGACCCCGAAGTCGGCGACGAGCGTCGTCGGGAGCACGCCGTCCGAGGTGTACAACCCCATGCGCAGGTTGCCGCCGATGAGCGCGAGCGTGGTGTTGCAGGCGATGGAGGTGAGGGTGCACTTGCGGCCCGGCCAGAAGGGCATGGCGAACATGCGGCCGTCCGGCACGTTGGCCGAGGCGGCGTTGCCGTAGGCCGGCACGTTGTGCCAGAAGCCGGAACGCACGGTCGGCACGTTGCCGGTGGGGCCGATGGTCAGCTGCTCGCCGGAGAGGCCGTCGCTGGCACGGATCTGCCCGAGGTCGCTCCTGTACCACGTGTCCCCCGACTGGGGTGAAGCGGGGGGTGTGGTGACGTTCAGGAGGCGGAGCAGGGCCCCCATGCGACGGCCGCTCATCAGCGGACCGGGATGGCGGAGACGCGGAACTGACCCGAGGTCGGGACGAACCCGAACGTGACGCTGAAGCTGTTGATGCCGATGGCCGTCACTTCGACGTTGTACTCCTGACCGGAGGAGACCTCGGCCACGCGCGTCACGAAGTCGTCCTTGTTCGCCAGAGCGAAGTTGTGGGTGATCGTGAACGTCTGGAGCACTCCGTCCCCGACGAGCACCGAGAAGCCGTCCGCAAAGGCGTTCAGCTGGTTGACGTTCACCGCGTCGGTTCCGGCGACGCCGGGAGCCAGCTCGGTGATCTTGTTGCCGTTCATGTCAATCTGCTGGCCGAACTGCACGCCGGACATGGGGCTACCTCCTCAGGTACGCGACGCCCGCCGTGGGCGTCGCAAAGGTGATCGTCAGGTTGTCGTCGTCCATGTACGCGACCTCACCGAACGTCTGTTCGTTGCCCAGGTCGATGGTGAGGACGGCGGGGAAGCTGTTCAGACCGTGCATGATCACCCAGGTGGTGGCGGCCACCGGCTGGTCCCACTGGAACGTGGACGGCCAGACGTGGGTGAGGCCAGGATCCAGGTCGACGATCACGTAGAACGCCTGACCGTTGACCCTGACCCAGTAGTCCCCGTTCTGCACCCAGAAGTCCAGGTAGCCCGAAGCGTCCGTGTTGACCGGGTTCGGGAGCGGGGTCACGCCGCCCGAGTCGGCGAACAGCGGAGCGTGGATGTTGGAGAACCTGGGGAAGACGTGCGCCGGAACGTTGACGGCCAGCGACTCATCGTCGTACCAGTACTGCTCCCGGTAGCGGGCAAGGGGCATGAGGGACCTCCCCCGTAGGGGCCCGGCCGCCCCCTCGAAAGCGGCCGGGCCCACCAGGTACAGACTACGGCGCCGGAGTCAGCACCGTGGCACCGCAGGTCGGGGTGGGGAGCGGAGCGCTCGTCACCTCGAAGTGCATCGCCGTGGTCGGGCCGATGGCCGTCACCAGCTTCTCGATCGTGGCCGGAACAGTGGCGTCACGACGGACCAGGTACGGGCCCGTGCCCCACTGAGAGTTGAAGACGGCGCGCGCCGTCCAGGTGAACGTCAGGGCGCCGTTCTCGTGGGTCCACTCGCCCCACTGCGCGTCCTTGACCCAGGGGAACAGGAAGTACCCGTAGTTCGTGAAGCCGCCCGCCGTGCACGCCTGGCCGGTGACGCCCTCCCAGATTTCCAGGCCGAAGTTGGCCGACCCGGAGACAGCGCCGTCGATGCGGAAGCCGATGTTGTTCGGCGTCGGGCTCGCGTCGTCGACGACGATGGGGTCACCCGTCACCAGGTTGATCATCGTGGGGTCGACGGTGCAGACGTTCAGCTCGATGTCGAGCCAGCGCAGCGCGACCGGCGAGCGGTCGTCGATGCAGAGGTCACCGTTCGCGTCCTGCTGGGTGATCTCTTCGGTGTCGGCATAGTTCGGGGTGATAGTGCCCGAAATGAACGCCTTGGCCGTCAGGGTGCCGCCAGCGCCACTGACCACGGCGCCACAGGAGTCCAGCTTGGTGATGCGCAGCATCTTTCCCCGGGCCAGGGACACGCAGGTCGTGGCCATTACTCGTCACCTTCCTTCTTGCTACGGCGCCGCGCACGCGCAGGCTCCTGCGGGGACTCGCTCGCGTACCTGCGTGCGAGGTAGGGCGGAATGCGGAACTCGGTCCCGCCCGCCTGGGTCATCACGTCGGCCGGGTCGTCGGCCAGGGACAGCAGCTCGCGCGCCGTCGCCTGCACCTCTCCGGCCGCCGGGATCACGGTGGTCCAGTCGTCGTTCATCGCTACACCGGGGCCGGGGTTGCTGCGGTGGCCGGAGCCGCAATGGGCACCTGGACGGCGAACACGGTGTCGCAGATCCAGGCGTGGGCGTAGACGGTCTCGGCCAGGGCCATCCACTGGTTGTTCGTACGGTCCAGGGTCTGGACCGGGTCGGGCTGGTTGACCGCCGAGGACCACAGATAGACCTGCGGGGTCATGAACGCCCAGACGAAGCCGGCCGCCGGGGCCGCCGCCGCCGGGCCGGTGATGCCGTACCCGGCGCCGAGCGAGACGTTCGAGCCCAGGGGCGTCTTCCAGATGCCGACCTCCTGGCGGTCAAGCACTTCGCCGTAGGCGAGAGCGCCCGTCGCGCGCTGGTTGACGTGGATGGTGCCCACGTAGCCGTGCGCGTCGTAGAACGCCTCCTCCAGGGCGCTGATGGCCGCCCCGGCCCCTGCGGCCGTCGGGACCACGATCGTGGCTCCAGCGGTCGTCAGAGCCGGGTTCTGACCGGCCAGGCCGCCGCCCGTCCAGACGACGTTCTCCACGGCGTGCTGCGCCCCGGCGTTGTACCGGGCCGCGACCCGGCGCCGGACGTCGTCCGCCGTGGTGCCGACCGTGCCGCACTGATAGCTCGCGATGAGCCAGTACGGCGAGGCGTCCACAATGGGCGTGCCCGGCGTGAACGCCTTGGCGTCGTGCGGGGCGGCGCAGGTGGGGTTGTACGGCACGACCTGGATGCCGCAGTCCTCGGCCACGAACTGGAGCCCCGAGGCGATGACACGCTCCCCGACCTCCCCGGCGCGCGAGGCGACGGTAAAGAGGCCGTAGCGCGTCGCAGGGTGCTGCGGTGCCCGGATCTCGTGCTCGTTGTTGGTGATGATCACTGCCATGTCTGTCCCTCCCTCCGCTCTGAGGGGTGGCGCCCGCCACAGGGACGACGAGCGGGCGCCACCGGTTCAGGGGGTGGGTCAGGCGGCCGGAGCCACGCAGGAGCTGTAGACCTGGTGGCCGGTCGCGCCGGACGGGCAGGCCTGGGCGGTGTACAGCTTGATCTCGCCGCAGGGGTAGATCGGGGCGTAGCCCTCCTCGGTGAACAGAGCCGTGTACAGGTTCTGCTTGAGGTTGGTGCTGTCGTAGACGTTGGTCAGGGTGATCACGTCTTCGCGCAGCAGCACGACCGCGCCGGCCGGGTAGATCAGGAACTGCACGGTGTTCGGGAACGCGGTCAGGAACGTGATCGGGGCGGTGATGTCGCCCGGGCCCGTCGCGAGGCCGGACGGGTTGTCCTGCCAGTCGCGCACGAACTGGGGGCGGATGTTGCGGGTCGAGAACCAGCTCATGATCGTGGAGTTGGCCAACGCGAACGGGTCGGCGTGCCAGGCGTTGCGGCGGCCGATGTCGGCGCGCCACTGCGCCAGGATCCACTGCGGCAGGACGATCTCCAGGACCTGGTTCTCGGACATGTGCGCCCGGTACCGCATGTCGATGGCGGCGATGTCCACGGCGGCCAGGATGCTGGACACGGCGGAGGCATCGGGAGTCTGGCCGGTGGCCGCAGCGCCCTGCGGCGGGATGACCACGGCCGCGCCGGCCTGCGTCACCATCTGGGCGATGATGTCGCGGTTGACGTTGACCTCGTGCTTGAGCGTCAGGCCGTCGATCAGGGTCGCGACGTTCTCCCGGTAGCCGACATCCTGAAGGAAGCTGCCGGTGATGCAGGTGACGGCGACGTCCATGCGGCGGTCGGTGAAGACGGGGCAGGGCAGCTCGGTGCAGTTCTTCGGGGTGTCGGCGATGACCTGCGCCTCGGTCAGCTTCGTGAACGAGGTGAGGGTGGCGTCGTTGATCTGCGCCCAGGACCAGTAGTTCGTGTAGTTCACGCCGCCTCGGGGGGCAGACATGGTCGGGAGGTCGATGAGACCGTCCGAGGTCCACAGGGAGCAGAGGTCATAACGGTTCTCGGACGGCGCACACCAGCCGGCCGCCGCCGTCAGAGCGCCCATGGACGGGCCACCCTCGTTGACGCTCTTCTCCCAGGCGCGCATGAGGGATCCGCCTTCCAGGCGGCTCTGGTTGCGCACGTCGTTGATCACCTGGGCGTCGGTCTCACGGTTGCCCGTGGCCCGGTGCTCACGCTCCCTGGTGAACTGCGCGAGCGCGCGCTCGGCACGGATGCCGCCGCCGACCCGGCTGGAGCCGAACTGGGCGAAGAGGCGAACCGAGGCCTCGCCGATCTCGCGCACGGTGGCCTCTTCGCCGACCGAGCGGCGCAGGACGCCCGCAGCGTCGGAGGAAAGGGCGGTCAGGACGCGGTCCCGACGGGTGGTGGCCACGGGCTCGACGACCGGAACGGCCACAGGGGGTTGTGCGGCCATCTGAGCGACGCTGGGGACCTCGGGGACCACCTCGGCCTCTACGGCCGCCACAGGGGCCGCCACGGGGCGCACGGAGGGAATCTCGGGGACGGTCACGCTGGCGAACGCGTCGCGCTGCGCCTGGGCCGCCTCTGCGGCCGCCGTACGCGCTGCGCCCTCGGCCTGGAGCAGGGGGAGCCGCTCGGCGAGGGTGGCGAACTCGGCAGCCTCCTCGGCGGTGTGCTGCTCCTGGGCGGCCAGGGCGGTGCCGCGCTCGGCGACGCGGGTGAACTCGGCGGCGAACGCCGCGTCGTCCAGGGTCGTGGGGTCGAAGACCTCGGGGGTGATCTCGTCGGGCATCGCTGGCCTCCTCGGGCGCAGGACGGATGGTGGACACGTCTTGCGGCCCGGCTCTCAGCTCAGCGGCCACGTACTGATCACAGAGTAAGGCATCGGTCAATGGTGACTCTGTGTAGACAATGCGCAGTGTAGTCGCGTGGACTACAGAGAGTGCCTAGTCGGCATCTAGACGGGTTAGACGGGTAGTCCGGTTAATTCCCAGATCGTATATCCCACGCGGGGAGGATCCGGGGTACCTGTCTAACCCGTCTAGATGCTGTCTGACTAGGCCTTTCCCTTCGGAACGGCCTTGTAGGTGCCGCCCTTCGAGCTTGCCGACACCGCGATCCGCGCCTCCTGAATCGTCGCCACGGTCACGCTCGGTTCACCCCCCTTGAACGTCACCTCGTACGAGACGTTGGGCCGTGCGGCCCCGCAGCATCCCGCCATTACTCACTCCCTGTTGCGTTGTGCCAGGCCCACAGAGCCCTGGCGCTTACCGTCTGCCGCTCCTGGAAAGCCTCCTGAAGCGTGACCTTGTGACCCTCCTCGGCCACCGGCGTGATGCCGAAGCTGCCGATGAGCGAGCGCTGCGCCCCCGAAGCGAAGGCCACACGGGCCCTCGGCACAGGAAAGCCAGGCGCATTGACGCTACAGACTGCGATCAGCTCCAGCGACCCGCCGATACGTCGCCAATCGCCGCTGACGGGGCTGGAGCGGAACACGTCCACCGCCGCAGGCACGGCCCCGGGGAGCAGCCACCCGGCCACCCAGATGCCGTGGGCGTCCTCCCCGGCGACCACCCGGGCGACGGCCGCAGACGGGTCGTCGTAGTGCGCCTGGGCGGCCTGGAAGGCCGCGCCGATGTCCGCGTGCCTCGGGCCCGCCACGAGCGTCCCCACGGGGATCGTGCGCCCGTCCTGGAGCGTCTGCTCGGCCGTGTGGAAGTAGGCGTACCCCGAGGCGCTGAACGGCGCCGTGACGCACCCGGGGAGCGCCACGTGGCAGCTGCCCCACCCGGCGATGTGGCCGAACACGCGTCCGCTGTCCGACACGGTGAGCGGGGTCAGCCGGTCCAGGTCGGGTGCCTTGAACCACTCGGCCGGGGGCAGCTCCGGGGCAGCGGCCGAGGCGTACAGCCACTCGGACTCCATGGCCATGCCGTCCTCTTCCACCACAGCCGGGAGCGGGTCCAGGGTGAAGGAGACGTCGGCGAACGCCGGGATGGACACCAGAGTGGCCCCGGCGATCCGCCAGGAGGTGATGACGATGCGCTCCTGGTCGTCCATCGTGTACTCGACGTCGTCCAGGTCCACCGAGGGCCCGAGCACCCCCGCCTCCAGCTGCTCGACCAGCTCCCAGGGCGCCGATTCCAGCATGCGTCCGCTCGCGCTGACCATGCCGTCCCGGATCGTCAGCTGATCGATGGTGGCGACCACCACCGAACCGTCGTGTCCGTCCGCGCTCTTCTCCTGCCAGGAGATCGGCAGGGGCAGCGTGCGCGAGGAGCCGCCGCCAGGCGCGATGATGCGGCCGTCCCCGGTGGGGACGCCCAGGCGCGCGAGCACGCCGTTCCAGGTCCTAGCCATCAGTCGCTCATTTCCAGGATCTTGTCAGCGCGCCGTACGGCGCGTGCGAACCGGCAGCCGGGGTGCCACACCGTCTTCCACCACGCCATGACACTGCGGTGGCACAGGGGGCAGATCACTGCGCACCCGCGTCCCGGGCGTACAGGTACACCAGCAGCTCGGGGGTGAGGATGGCCGGGTCACTGTCGATCGCGTCCAGCACGCCGTTGGGGTCGGACGTGATCGGGTCGATACCGTGCGCGATCCGCCACTCTTCCAGAGTCATGATCGTCTCCTATCCGGTGGGAGCCTGGCGGCTCGTCCAGTCGATCGTCTCACCCAGCACCACCGGGAGCATCGAGCACCGGCAGTTGATGACCTCCCCGGCCGGCCCGGTGGGGTCGCCCGGGAACAGCAGCCGGGCGCCGCCGACGATGAACGGCTCCGACAGGAGCGTGCGCTGCTTGTCGGCCTTGGTGTGGGTCGGCCGGGTGCGCGTGTCCTCGGTGGAGATCCACTGCTTGAACGGGGCCACGTCACCTCGGGCCTCGGCGTCCAGCTGCGCGCCCCGGAAGACGCCCGCGTTGACGGCGCCGATCGTCTCGGTGCGCGCCACGGTCATGGCCCGGTTCGGCCAGTACGTGGTGCCGGAGGCTTGCAGGATCGTCTGGATCTCGTCTCGCACCCGCTCGAGCGCGAGCCCCTCGGTGATGCCGCGCTCGACCTCCCGGACGATGAGCCCGTACACCTCGTCGGGGGTGTTGCGCATGCGGTTGCCGGCCTGGTTGAGGTAGGTGGACGTCCACGGGTCGGTGGGCGGGTCCCCGGCGGCCGTCACCCGCCGCCACGCGTCCGTGAGGACGCCCCGGACCTCGGGGATGACCTCGGTGTCGACGGCGTTGGTCCAGAACTGCACGTGGTCGCTGACGCGCCCGGGGTCGATGCTGCCGCCGTCCGGCACCACGGCGGGGCGCACCCGGTCCAGGAAGCCGGTCAGGGACCGGAACCAGGTGCGGGCGATGCGCTGTTCCCCGTCCCGGATGAACGCCTGCGCGCGCAGCCGCTGGGGGAGGTGCGGGTCGTCGCCGGTCGGGGTGGTCACCGCAGGTACCAGACCATGCGGTCCCGGTCGTGCAGCATGCCCGAGGTGAGCAGCCCGGTGACGTACAGCTCCAGGGCGGTGCGCAGCCGCTCGGGCTGCATGCCGAAGGCCAAGGCCACCCCGTCCGCAAAGCGGATGTCCACCTCGTTCTCGGCACGCTCGGGCTTGATCCGGGTGTGCAGTTCGTGGCGGGGAACGGTGCGGAACTGGCCCCGGTTCTGGTTGGTGAGCAGTCGACCACCGGCCCGGTCCAAAGCCTGCATGACGATGACTTCGGCGGCCGCGACGAGCCCCTCCGGGACGGTCTGCGCGTCCGGCTCCTGGCCCTGCGTGCCCGGCAGGGCGTTGTTCGGCTGCGGCTCGGGCTGGGGGGCTTCCAGCTCTCCGCCGGACGTGACGGTGGCGTCCACGCCCGCCGCCACGGGTGCCACCTCGATGGACAGCCCCAGCGCCGACGACACGGACGGGTCGGCGAGCAGCGTGGGCGCGCCGATGACGACCTTCTCCAGGAAGCGCCGGGTGCGCTCCTCCTCATCCGGCATGGCGTCCTCGGGCACGCCGTTCTCGGAGAGCATGTACTCGTCCGAGATGAGCAGCTTCTCGTACAGGTCGCGCAGGTTCTCGGTGTCGTCGGGGCGCGCGACGATGGCGGTGGTGTCCCACCCGAGCTCGAACGTCTCGGCCTGGTCCGGCGTCATGCCCATGGCCACCAGGGCGGGCCGGAACCAGTGCTCGGTGATCGCGTCGCCGAGGGCCTTGAGCAACGGCTCGATGTAGATCTTGTACGTGGACTCCTCGACCTGCCAGGCGCTCCAGTGGTTGGATTCACCTTGCGTGCCACGGGCGACGTCGTTGGGCATGTCCAGGGTGGCGCCCAGGCGGTTGATCGCCTCCGTGCGCAGCTCCACGACGGACGCGTCGAACAGGGTGGAGAAGTCCTGGAAGAGGGCGTTGGAGATCTGCTCGCCGGGGAGGGTGAGCACGATGGGGACCTGCGCCGAGGCCTGGCCGGGGTTCTGGAGCGACAGCTCGGCGGCCGTGAGGAACATGTCCATCAGGGCGGCGCCCACGGTCTCGTGGTCGCCCTTGGGGAAATCGGCCTCCTCGGGCACGAGCCACACGCCGTTGCCCGCCAGACGGGAGTCCAGGCGGGCGGCGATGTTCTGGGAGGCCTTCTCGATCTCCCGGCAGATGGGGAGGGCCGGCCGTACGGCGCTGTCGGCCTTCGACTGGTCGTTGGGGTGGGGGCACCAGACGCGGAGCAGCCGGTCGGTACCGGCGCGCAGGAGGTTGTCCAGGCCGGTGAAGGGGTCGCGGTACTGCCAGGTGTCGCCTTTGGACTTGACCTTGTCGCCGGACAGCACGAGCCACTGGTCGGGCCGGTTGATGCCGCCCTGCGGGCGGACGACGATCCACGCCTCCCCGGGGACCTGCCAGCACAGGGAGAGCGTCTTGAGGAGCCCGGCGCGCTGGGCGGGGCCGCCGAGGACCAGGGATGCGGCGGCAATGGCGCGCGCGTCCTCGGTGGGCCCGGTGGCCTTGCCGGTGGCCGGGTCGATGTCGGTGGCGTGGACCTCGGCCTGGGACACGGCGTTGGCGATCCAGATCAGCGGGCCCCGCAGCTCGCCGATTGCATCGAAGAAGTACCAGCCCTCCTGCTGCCAGGTCTCGGTGGAGTCGGGCTTGCGGGCCCGGGCGATCGCCTTGACGCCGGGGCCGGACAGCGGCATGGCGGCGGCCAGCACGACCTTGGGCGGGTACGGCCGCCCGTCCCGTTCCACGGGGCCGCCCGTGCCGATGCGGAGCGCGTTGCGGATCCCCATCACTCACCTTCCTTACTGGCCAGCCACCCGGCCACGTAGCTGAACGCCAGGGCAACGGCCGGGGCGTGCCACCAGGACCACGAGCCGACCCACGCGCCTGCGGCGGCCCCGGCCCCGCCGACCCACACGGAGACGCACCAGTCGCAGGTGAGGAGGTAGGCCAGCCACCCGTGCAGGTCGATTCGGGCGAGGACCCAGCGGCGCACGGGGTGCGTGATCTGGTCGCGTGTCACGAGCCGTGTCAGCCGGGCGGTTGCGAGGGCTGCCACCAGCAGCGTGAGGATGTCCATGGTGATCCCTATGATGCCCGCCGTGCAGCCGCTGCGCGCCGTGCGGCCATGGCCGGGTGCTCCCGGACGATGCCCTTGCGCTGCGCGCCGTGCGGGGTGGTGATGGTGCCCTCGGACCGGTCGTGCTTGCGCATCAGGTACGTGACGGCGTGCACCATGGCGTCCAGGCGGTCCGGGGACATGGTCGGCTCGTCCTCGGGGATCCAGGTGGTCAGCTGGTCTTCCAGGTCGGGGAAGGTCCCGACGTGGCTGACGCGGCCCTGTTCGTAGCGCATGGCGACGGGCTGCGCGCGTAGCCGCTTGCCTTGGGAGGCGTTGACGCGCCGCAGCGGCGCCGCCCCGGGGTCGGTACCGGGGTTGCGTTCCTTCCACACGGTGCGCAGCACCTGCTCGATCCAGTCCTTGCCGCCGTTGTCCTCCACGATGAGCAGGGAGGCGCCCCAGGTGTCCAGGAGGCTCCAGGCGCGCCGGGCGGCCCGGTCGGGACTCAGTCGCTCGGATCCGTCGGCCAGGATGTAGTTCCGTCCGTCAGCACCGCGTCCAGCCACGACCAGACCGGTTTCATCTCCGGCGCCGGTTCCCGCAGGGTCCATACCGACCACGATGTTGATGAGCTCGGGGGCGTGGTCCACACGGGCGCCGTCGATATGACGTCGAGCCACAAGCGCTCCCGGGAGGTCCTCAAGGACTTCGGCATTCAGCTCCTGCCTTCCGAGGGACGTCCCCTCGTACTTCGCGATGACGGCGCGCTGGAACGTGGCGGCCAGGTTGCCCAGGTTGTCGTACGTGGTACCCCGGCTGACGGCCGTACGCTCGTCTTTCAGGAGCTGCTTGATCAGGGGCAGCGGCCGGGGCGTGGTGGTCACGAAGATCTGCGGGTGCTCTCCGAGGCGCATGCCGAGCTGCGCCATGTCCCAGGCGTGCTGGAGGTACCGCCAGGCGGCCATCTCGTCGAACCAGCCGTAGTGGTGCTGGGGGCCACGCAGGCGGTCCGGCTCGTCGGCCGAGTAACACATCTGAATGGCGCCGTTGGGGTACGTCAGGCGCCGCTTCGACGGCTCGTACACGGGCCGGAAGGTGGCCGGAGCGCACGCCATGATGCCGGACTCACCCTGCACGAGGATGTCCCGGGTGTCGGCGGCCGTGGGGCCGATGAGCGCTCCGCGCTCCTGCTGCCGGGCCTTGGAGATGGCCCACTCGGCGCCCGTACGGGTCTTGCCCCAGCCTCGGCCCGCCAGGGCCATCCACACGTCCCACTCCCAGTCGGGAGGACGCTGGGCCGGGCGTGAATGCGGCCCAGCGTTCCCGCGATGCGGATCGCCGAGGCAGGCCGGATCACCGCAGATCCACGGCACCTTGCCGGCCTGGCGGTCCTGGAGCGTCTGCTCCAGGACCTCTTCCAGGCGGGCAAGGTCAGCCGGGCTCATGCGCTCCAGCTGCGCCCGGCTGATGCTCACGACCCGCTGTCCTTGGCGTACTCGCGCTGGAGCTTCTCGACCAGCTCCTCCACCCGGTCCATGGCGGCCACGGTGGTGGTCTGGTTCTTCATCCCCAGCATGAGGCTGTTCGCCTCCACCCGGGCGAGCGCTTCGACGGCGCGCGTCCAGGCTACGGTGGGGTCGGTCTTGCGCTCGATGAAGACGTCCAGGCGGCTGTCGAGCAGCCCCCGGAGCTTGTCCATGAGGGCGAGGTTCTTGTCCCGGGACTCGGCCAGCTGGTGGACCAGGCCGTCCGTCTGCGCCTCGGCCAGGTGGACGTCGAAGGCCCGTACGCGCTCTACCCAGTTCCAGTCCGAGGACCACTTCGAGATCAGCTGGCGGGACTTGCCCAGCTCCTCGCACACCTTGGGGTGGGTGCGCAGGCTCATGTACGAGCGGAAGGCTTCGTACGCGACCGTGGTCTCTTGCGGCTGCCTCATCCACGGGTGCTCGGCGTGGCCCCCGTCACCCCACTTCGCCATGTCTGTCCTCCTCAGCTGGCCTTCCTGCACAGGAAGTATTCGTGTTCGTTCAGTACGACGATCTCACCTGCGTAGCCCGTCGGGCACGCCTCAGCCGGCTCGCCCTGGTCGCCTTGCGGTCCGACCGGCCCAGGCGCCCCGCTCGGACCAGGAGGGCCCTCCGGGCCGCGTTCGCCTTGCGCCCCTTGAGCCCCTTGAGCGCCCGTAGGACCTGATGGACCGACCGGCCCGGTTTCGCCAGTCGGGCCCAGAACGCCCGGCTCGCCCTGCGGTCCCGGGCCCCCGGGCCTACCGTCGGCACCATCACGCCCGTCCTTTCCGTTCGTCCCTGTCTCGCCCTTCGGGCCCGCCACCGGGGTGCCGCCGAGGTCGCGCACCTGTTGCGCGAGCGCGGTGCGGTCGCGCTCGGCGGCCGTCAGGCGGTCCGCCAGCTGCTGGCCGTAGGCCAGGGCGTACGCCACGGCCACGGACAGCGCTATGACGACGAGCCACCAGCGGACGGCTTTCATGGCTTCCCCAGGACGGCGTACAGGATGATGCCCACGATGACAGGGGCCACCACGGCCGTCCACACCCAGGTTTTCATGGCCTCGGTGCGCGCCTGTTGGGCAGCCACCTGCTTGGCGACGGCGGCGAGCTCCAGCTCGGCTACCCGCTGGTCGGCGGCGCGCTGCTCCTGCGTGACGTACCGGTCCATCTGGGAGAGGATCCGGGACACGTCCGCCTGGAGATCCCGGAGCAGCTCGCCGATCGTGGGCTCATCCATCAGCGCCGGGTCAGCTCATCGGCCAGGTGTGCAGCTCCAGCCATGCGTCCTCGACGGTCACGGAACCGGTGCCCTGACGGGAGACGACCTTGAACACGAGCCGGTTGGCGACGGTGCCGTTGACGGGGACGGAGACGCTGATCGGCATCTGACCGAGGTCGCGGCCCTGGATTTCGCGCTTCACCGGGCTGTCGCCGGCGAGCGTGCCGTCCGAGTACTCCTCGGCGGCGTAGACGTGGACGACTTCTTCGCGCTTCAGGCCGGTCAGCACGAGCGTGACGACGCCGGAGTAGGTGACGTTGGAGGCGACCGTCTTGCCGCCGTCGGCGTGGCCGTTCGCGTCGTCGGGGTACTCCTCGGTCCAGTAGATCGTCTGGGCTACGCCATCGACCAGGGTGAGGTTCTCCTGGCGGCGGCCGACGAAACGGTTGGGCTTCTCGGGCATGTCGGTCCCTGTCTGCGGGGGCGCCGTGGCGCCGGGGTTCCAGCCTGCCGAATGCGCAAGCCGTTCCTTGATCCTCGCACGGAACGCGGGCATGGACGGCATGCCTGGACCAGCCGGGTCGGGCTTGTAGTCGGACCACTCCTTGTGGCCGATGCACGACTTCTCGGACCACTGGTGGAAGCGGCAGACGGCCGCGTTGGCGCGCACCATGGCCTCCACCTGGGCCTCGGGCCACGGATCCTTGCCGTTGCCGTAGTTGACGCACTCGTACCCGTAGAAGTGCGGGTTGCCGTCCACGGCCCCGGCGCTGCCCTGGTGCTGGTGGGTGGCCGGGGGCACGTCGTTGTAGCGCTCGTCGCGCACGGCGGCCAGCACGTTGGGGTCGCCGCCTCCGGCGTGGTTGGCCCGGCCGTTGCCAACGAGGTGGACGACTCCGTCCTTGGTGATACAGCCCTGGGCGAGGGGGCCGGGCAGCTCGTCGTCCCCGTCGAAGATGTACTGGACGGCGCCGGAGCTGCCGCCGCCGGTGTGGTGATTGATCACGCCGTTGACGGGGCCCCAGGCGCCCTTGTGGTTGCGGTTGTGGGTCCGCCAGCCGGGGTACTCCACCACGGTGCAGCCCTCGGCACGGAGTGCGGCTACGTACTGGTCTGCGGTCATCGGTGTCGACATGGTCAGTTACCGCCCTTCTTCAGGGCGGCCAGCGCCCGCAGCTGGTGGGTGACCCACTCGGCCAGCACGTGGTCCGGGGTGTTGGACTCGGAATCCCACCCCCATTCGTTCAGCAGTCGGGCCAGCTCCGTCTGGAAAGCTTCTTCCACGCGATCACGTCCCTTGTCGTCGTCTTGGCCAGAATACGACGAGACCCCCGCCGGGTGGACGGGGGTCTCGGGGTCAGGGTCAGCTGTCGTCGGGGCGTTCGTTGAAGTCGGCGGCCGCGATCAGCCGCTCTCCGACGGACCGGGCCTCCTCGTTGGTCAGCCGTAGGTGACCCTTCTCGTCGGTAATGACCTGAGTCACCCAGACGTACAGCACGGAGATGTCGGTGCCGGTGAGGGTCTCCCCGGCGGAGTAGACGTTGAACGGGCCCTCATCCATGGCCGCACCCCTTGACCCACCAGCCGCAGCGGGCGCAGTAGCGGTACTCGGTTCCGTCGCTCATCAGCCACGTACCAGGGTCACGATGATCGCGACGATGACGACCAGGTTCACGCAGGACTGTGCGATGACACCCCCGACCGTCAGGGGCTTGCGCTCCTTCCCGACCGCCCACGGTGCCAGGAGCAGTCCCAGGGCGTGGATCACGAGGAGGCAGTAGAGCAGGATGGTGATCATGATTCGTCCCTTTTGTTGAAGCGGGACCCAAGCCACTTGCTCGGGCCGACGGTCAGCCACCGGTTGGGGTGGCTTGGATCACGCATCAGCGTGACCTGCGGTTCTTCTTCCACAGCCCCTTCCGGGGCCGGTGGGGGAGCGGGGTTAGGTGTAGGTGGCACGCGCTTGGCGGCCCAGATGATCGCCCCCCACCCCACGGCCCACAGGGCCAGGACCGAGAAGGTCGGGGTGATCGCCCACATGAGGCTGGCGAACCCCAGGACGACCGTCGTCGCGACGGCCGCCCCGGCGCAGCCGGTGCCCTCGGGGGTGTCGTCCTCGCTCACGACACCACCGCCGTGAACCAGACACCAGCCAGGTTGGCCGCCGAGGCGAGCGGTACGGCCGCCCAGCGGGCTATCCCGGCCGAGAGGGCCAGGGTCCCGCCGGAGAGGAACCCTCGCCACTTCGAGCCGGTGGCGCCCTTGTCGTGGCGGACGTAGAAGACCACGAAGGACAGGATCGCCATGAACAGTCCGCCCGGCGTCAGGACCAGGTTGGCGGTCTGCGGGGCGAGCATCTGGGGGCCGCCGAACCCGTACTGATAGACCGCATCCCCGACGAAGGTCGAGCCCCAGATCATCCACTTGCCCAGCACCCCGGCCAGGCCGCCGACGCAGAGGGTGAACAGTGCCCCGATCGCCCAGGTGAGGACGAAGGGAAGCAGCTGCCCGAGGTAATGCAGCTTGCGCTTACCCGTGAGGGCCTTGATCCCGGGGTACCAGTCGGCGATCTCCCAGGCGAGCATCGAGAAACCGATCAGGAGGGTGCCGATCGTGTAGTAGACGGGCGCGTTCACTTCGGGAGCACCCCCAGGTACCGCAGCAGCCGGGTGGCACGCTCCTGGCCGACGCCCAGGTGAGTCTTCATACCGACCACGGTCGGGTTGCTCGTACTACCGACGTACTCGGTCGCGCCGGGCAGGTACGGCTTGTCCCGGTCTTCGAGTACGCCCCCCTCGATGGCTGAGGGACCGTCGGGTATGGGCTCCGGGTCGGGTACGACGGTCAGGTACGGGACGGGTGAGTCCGGGTCGCCGTACTCGGCCGTACTCCACGCCTCGGGTACGGAGTCGGGTACGGACGGGTGCGGGGTCCAGTCGTAGTTGAGTACGGGTGCGATGTCCGGCCCGGCCTCCGGGTACGGGAGTACGGCGGCGGTCTCCACCGGGTACGTACCCAGCTGCGCCGAGGTATCGGGTACGAGCTCCTCGGGGGCCTTCACCACACCCGAGAAGAACGCGTCCGCCGTACCCGCCTTGAGACCCCAGAGGATCTCCTGCCGGGTACGTACCCGCTCCAGCGAGTGGACCCGCCAGACGATACCCGGGGCGATGGCGCCGACGGCGGCCGTGATACCCACCTCCCACCTGACGTCGTCGGGTACGAGGTCGGCGGCCAGGAGGTGCGAGGTGACGTTGGCCAGGACCATGACGAGTACGGCCGTGGCGACGTCGCGCCGTACTCGCAGCGCCTGAATGACGTACAGGTCGAGTGCGCCGGGTACGGCCACCGCCACGTACTCGTTGACGTGGGTGGCGGTGGCGAGTGTGTACTCGGCGTGGGCCGTACCCACCAGAGCGCACAGGAGCGCTCCGGCGAGTACGGGGTGGGTACGTACCCAGGTGACTGCGGTGGGCGTACTCATGCCTGGCTCCGGTACCTGACGCACGGGCACTCGGTGCACTGCTTGTACCCGGGCCGGGAGTCGGCGTACTCGATGTGCTGCGCGTACTCGTGTCCGCACCCGCGCGCCTGGCACTGGGGTACGGGCCCGTTGGGGGAGGTACCGTCCGTACCCCATGCCCGGCTCGACTCCTGAATGGTCTGAGCCGAGCGCTTGGCCACGTCGGCCATGCGGGTGAGTTCGGACAGCAGCCGGTTGGCCATGACGGTCGTCTGGTTGGCGAGCGAGGCGCACGGGTCGCCCGGCTGGCCGTGGCCGTCGCTCCAGGGCATGCGGCATACGCCGCACAGGGGCTTCGGGTGCGACCGGGCGTCCTCGTACTTCGGCTCCTCGTACCCGCTGCCAAGCGCCTGGTGCAGCGGCAGGACGCGCGCCACTTCGTCGCGCACTCGGCGCACGATCAGCTGGTCGATCAGGCTGCCCTCGACCACGCTCGACTGCAACGGGTCCTTGAGTTCCAGCCATTCGCCGAGGGCGGCGTGCAGGCCGGCGACGCGGTCGTGGCGGGCGCGCACCTCGACCTCCTCGCCGCTGTCCCCCTCGGACCGGAAGATCAGGTAGTCCTGGCACTTGCGGATTGACAGGCGGTCGTCGTCCTCGTCCACGTGGCTGAAGATCAGTTCAAACTCCATCAGCTGTCCTCTCCGGGCTCCCACGGGAGCCATTCCTTCGGTCCGGGGCCGGTCAGGCGCCGGAAGTGCGGCCGCAGGCGAAGCGTGTTCTTGTCGCGCGCCCGGTGGGCGACAATCGGGAGGGCCCCGCCCCGGCGCGCGAGGTTGATGAGCGCGATGCGCTCGGCGGGCGGGATGACCGGGTTCGTGATCTTGCACTGAATGAAGATCAGGGGGTTGAACTTGACGATGAGCGGGCCCAGCGCCATCGACGGTTCCGGCGGCACGCCCCAGACGTCGACCTTGCCCCTGGAGCCGGAGGAGCGTCCGGCGTCGTAGCCGAACCCTCTCCAGCCGATATGGCGGGGCTGTGCGTAGGTCGTCTCGCAGGTGCAGCCGACCAGGTAGTGCATGACGTCCAGCTCGAACCCGGCGCCCTGGCGGGTCGTGTTCCTAGCCACGGAACGGGTTCTCCGGATCGTCGTCGCCTGCGGCCAGGACCCGGCGAGACGACCGCAGGCGCGCGTACTCGGCGGCCGTGACGCGCCGCTCTGCCGCTTCGCGCCTCTCCTGCTCGTCCTGGCTCTGGCGCTTGTCCGGCAAAACGCCCGCCTCGCAGAGCTTGCAGGAGTCGTGCCAGTAGTGCCGGTACTCGTCGTTGTAGTGGTCCTCGACCTCGGACTCTGCGCGCTCCAGGACGTCGTCCAGGGCGCTCAGAGCCGACGCCTTGAGCTCGCCGGTCTCATACGGGACGTTCGTTTCATCGGTGGCGATGCGCAGGAGCTGAATCAGCCCCAGGGCCGTGTCTTTGTCGATCATCAGTCCTCGCTCCGGTAGATGCACTCGCTCTTGTGGACTTCCTTGCCCGTCAGGGTCAGGCAGGAGCCGCACAGCTCCTCGTCGTCCCTCAGCTCCTTGTTCCAGCGCCGCTCGCGCGCCCAGTCCATCGCCAGGCCGGTGATCATGATGATCACTCCGACGAGGACGCCGAGGCACCCGGCCAGAAGCCAGATCTGCCACGTCTGCCATGTCTCCACGGCTCTGTCCCTTCTCTCGGTGGTGCTGAGTGCCCCCGGCCGGATTCGATCCGGCACCCTCACGGCGTGCTCGGGGGCGGTACTGCGGCGGTGCTTAGACGGGCTTGGGGATGAGCGACTCGGCCGTCTGAATGATCGTCTGGAGGTCGCGTCCCTCGCGCACCGCGTTCCAGGCCCGGGTGTAGTAGGCGAGGTTGACGTAGAACGGGGGCTTCTTCTGGGAAGCCTTGTCCCGCATGAGGCGGTCCCGCAGGGTGAGGACGGGGTGGCCCACGTCGAGCTTCGCGCCGGTCTCCAGCTGGGCGAAGAACTCGGCGGCCGCCCCCTGGTCGATGCGCTGGAACAGGTGGTGGGCGACGCCCGTGACGGTGGCCGAGGCCGGCCGGAAGTGCGCGTTGACCCGGGTGCCGACGTCGGCGCTGCGGCGCAGCGAGCCGTTGGCGGCCAGGTACTCGCTCAGCTGGCCCGGCGTGGGGGCGAAGTGCGGGGTGAACTTGTGGTTGCCGTTGTCCCACATCCACGCCCGCCGGGCGGTGGCCGCCAGGACGTTGACGTTGATCTCGCCCCGGATCTTCCAGGCGTCGGCGGTGGTCCGCTTGCGACCGAGGTCCATGGTCTCCTGCGTCTGGATCGGCAGACCGGTGATCAGGAGGATCTCGATCGTGACGCCGGACTTGACGACGGCGCTGAGGCGGTGCTGGCCGTCCAGGAGGGTGCCGTCCTCGGAGAGCTTGATCGCCTCGCCATTGAGGCGCCATTCGCCGTTGGTCATGGCGTTGGCCAGCTCGGTGACGCGGCTGTCCGAGAGGTTGCGGTTGTGCTCGTTGCCCTTGAGAAAGGCGGTGGCCTCAGCCGGCCCGATCGTGGTGACGTTGGCGTCAATGGTCATGTCTGGGTCCTTGTCTCGTGTTGGGTTCTCGGGGCCGGGCTCTTCATCTGCCCGGCCCCTCGATGTCTTAAGTAAACCCCGGTCCGTGTCCTGTGTCAACCCTTGACGTACGGATCGAACACTCGGGCTGCGATCCGCACGTCGATGGCCGTCGACAGCTCGCCCCGACGCAGGCCCTCGGCCTGGACGCCCAGGCGCGCCGCCAGGTCCAGCTGCGGCTGGGAGGGCGCCGACTTCCGCCACCGGGCGCTACGGGCCGTGGAGAAGGACGCGTAGTCCTCCGACACCGCCTCGCCCCAGGCCATGGCGCTCCCGAGGTCCAGGCCGGTGTACTGCGTGCGCTTCCACTTCTGCCTGCGCTCGGCCGTGCAGACGTCCCACAGCCCCGCCTCGGCCGAGGGCCACAGGAAGACGTAGGTCTCGCCGCAGTTGATGAACAGGACGCCCGCAGGCGTGCGCACCCACGCATGCTCCGAGGTCTCGAACGCGCTGACCTCTCGCGCCTTGAGTTCGAAGGCCAGCGAGCCGGCCGCCACCTTGGCGTTGGCCTCGGTCTCCTCTCGGATCTCCGCCTCGGCCAGCGACTCGCCGTCCCGGATCGGCCCCCGGTAGTGGTCCGGCTCCAGGTCGATCAGGGTGCGCAGCTTGTTGGCCGAGGCGCCGACCAGGTCGAGCACCAGGGCCTCGGTCTTGCCGGGGTACGGCCGCAGGACCCGGCCCACCATCTGCGTGTACAGCGGGGCCGACTGGGTGGGCCGGGCGATGACCGCTACCTCGGCCTGCGGCATGTCGAAGCCCTCGGTGAGCACCATGCAGTTGACCAGGACCTGAAGCTTCCCGGTGCGATAGGCGTCGTAGATCGCCTGACGGTCCTCCCGGGGTGTGGTGCCGTCCACAACGGCCGACGGGATGCCGCCCTCGGAAAGGGCTTCCCAGGCCGCGTGCGCGGTCTCCACCGTCGGCGTGAACACGATGCCTTGACGGCTCCCGGCGTGGTCCTGGTAGGCCCTGGCAATGGCATCGTCGGCCTGCGACTCCATCAGGGCCCGGCCGAGGTCTCCGGCCTGCCAGTCACCCCTGGACGACTTCACCCCGCCCAGGTCGAGCGCCTTCAGGTCGATCTGCCGGGTCCGGACGTCGGTCAGATAGCCCTTCGAGATCATCCACAGGATCGACTTCTGGTAGACCACGTCATCCCACTGGTCCCCGAGGCCCCGCCCGTCGCCACGGGCCATGGTGGCCGTGACGCCGAGCTGGAGCGCGTTGGGGAACGCCGCGTAGACCTTCTGGTACGACGCGGCTGCGGCGTGGTGGCACTCGTCGGTGATGATCAGGCCGATGGGGCGCGACTCGGGCAGTGCCCAGCTGGATCCACCTCCCTCCTCCGCCGCCCACAGTTGCTGACGTCGCTTCTCGCTGGCCAGCGTCTGGACGGACGCCACGATCACGTCCGCCGCGACGTCGTTGTCCTGCGCCTTGACCTTGCCGACGTTCACGCCCGGCATGACCGCGCGCAGCTTGGCGATGGCCTGGTCCACCAGCTCGTCACGGTGGGCCAGGATCATGACGCGGCGGCCCTTGTCCGGCCACTGGGTGATCCGCATGTCCGTCCCGATCGGCGTCACAGCGGTCTGGTAGCTCATGAACTCCCGGACCAGGGCCGAGAACACCACGGTCTTGCCGGCGCCGGTCGGAAGGACGATGGCCGGGCGCTGCATGCCGCCCGACCACGCCCCGAAGACCGCGTCGATCGCAGCGCGCTGGTAGTCGCGCAGCTTGATCTCGGTCACTTGCCCTTCTCCTTCTCCGCCTTGGCGGCCGCCTGACGGCGCTTGCCCGCCGAGCTGCGCCGTTCGTTGCCGGTCGGGTTCTTCCCGACCATGTCCCTGGGGTCCTCAGCCACGTCCCATGACCTCCACGCTCTGCCGGTACCAGCCCGAGTCGGCCACGGTGCAGCCGGGGTACGCCTCGTTGAAGCGCTTGCGCATCGACTCCTCCAGCTCCTGCCGAGCGTGGTCCGTGTCGTGCACGAACGCCGGACAGGTCATCTGGACGTACGGCGTGCCGTGGTACTGCTCGACGGGCTCCCCCAGGATGAGGAACACCCAGATGCTGACGATCATCACGTCACCTCTTCGGTGCAGGCTTCGGCGCCTGCGGCTTGACCATGGAGACCTTCGGCGACAGGGTCTTGACGCTCGCCTTGGGAGCGGCCGGCTTCGGCGACAGGGTCTTGCGGGGCTTGGCCCGGTCGATGTCGACGTCCAGTTCTACGCCGGGCACGTCCGGGACGTCCGCCGGGGCGGTGCACTTGTCCAGGGCCAGCACGCCCGCCACGATCAGGCTGAAAACGACGAAGGCCAGAAGCACGTGTCTCATGCCGAGGCCTCGCGCTCCACCGAGATCCAGGCGGCCAGGATGTTCTGGGCCTCACGGATCCTGCGGGCGTTGCGGCTCATCTCGGTGTTGCTGCGGGTCATCGCCGGAACGGTGCGTCCCGCCGACTCCAGCCGGGCGAGCGTCAGCTCCGCCTCGGCCCGGTGCTTCCTGATCGTCGCCAGGACGATCGGGTGTACGCCGCTCATCACTGCTCTCCTTCCACTTCGCTTCCCAAAACTCTTCGGTCTCCCGGTCGGCGCCGCACCGAATGCAGGCGCCGGACCGGTTGTACTCGTGCTCGGCGAACGTGACGCCCCAGGACGCCACGCAGACGTACCAGCCCCGCCCCTGCCGCCGGACTCTCCACGTTCCGTCCCGAATCCCCCGGGAGCGGTTCTTGTCGTACGCGCTGCGCCAGGCCTTGCACCTCACGCACCGGCACTTGAACCAGCGGTGGGCGAAAGAACTGCCGTGCGATACGTGGTCGGGGAGGTCCACCGGCGGTTGCGGCGGATCGGGGCGCCTGCTCACTTCGGAAGGAGCGCCGCCGCTCGCCCGGTCAGGATGTTGGCTAGACCTTCGAGCACGTGGTTGACGTGCTCCTCGGTCTCGTCGATCGGGACCGGCAGCTTGTTGCTCCGCAGCATCTCCGCCGCCCGGTTGTAGGCCAGGTAGGTGGCGTAGCGTGCGATCGCCTCACGCGTCGTCTTCGCGCCCATCTTCTGGGTGGCGTACCCCATGTCGTTGGTGATGACCTGCCGGCTCTTGCCCATGCGGTGGGCGATCGACTGGTACAGCTCACCGGTCGCGACGGCCGACAGAATGTCGAACTGCCGAGGCGTCAGGGGGCCCTTCTGGTTCTTGTGCTGGACCTCTTCGGTCACGGTGACCTCCTCGTTCGGGGGTGATGTCATAAGTAAACGGCGACAAATGTCGTCTGTCAACCCCTGTCGCCAGGGAAGTACCCTGGCGACATGAACACAGAGATCACGCGCGTCACGCGCGCAGAGGCGGCCGTGCACGCGAACGTCAGCATGCGCACCATCAGCCGGTGGGCCGCCTCGGGCGCCCTCGGGAAGATCCACCGGCCGCCGAGCGGCTCGCCGGAGCCGGTCCGGTACGACCTTGCGCGCGTCCTGGAAGTCGCTCGCCGGTCACGCAGGGTGGTGACAGTAGAGTTGCCCGAACCGGACATCTCGGGTTAGAGGATCCTCCGAAAGACAGCTCCTAGACGGGTTAGACGGGTACTCCGGTTAATTCTCAGATAGGATTCCTTACGCGGAGATGATCCGGACTACCTGTCTAACCCGTCTAGGACGTGACTAGGGCCTGGTCAGGGCACCCGCAACGAGACCGCCCCCGAACCTCAGAGAGGCACCGGGGGCGGCTCGCGCACCGTCAGTACGCACCTGAAGGGTACCGAATGGACCTGATCACCGCTCTGTCACCGGAGCACTATGAGGAGCTGGTCGTCTCCTCCGTCATCGACCCGGACGTCGTCACGGCGCGTGGCTACCGGACGATGACCGGCACGGCCGCCGAGCGCGACGAGCTCGAGACCTTCGGCTTTACCCGCTACCAGATCCGCGACGACTCCTTCCCGCTCCTCCTCATCCCGATGCACGGCATGACCGGCGAGGCACGGGGCTGGCAGATCAAGCCG